GGCCCGCTGGCTGGCGTTCGTCAACAGCCCCGACCCCGCCGCGGCCCTGGCCGCGTTCGGCGGCGCCCAGACCACCGACGAAAACAACAACACCTACAACAGCATGGAGATGGGCCACTCCATCGTGGATTTTATGCGCACCGGCGAAAATGTGACCATCGCCAACCACAACCGGCCGGGCGACAATTTCGAGCCGTTCGTGCGCTTCATTTTGAGGTCCTTCGCCGCGGCCGTGGGGGTGACCTACGAGCTGGTCAGCGGCGACTACACCGGGGCGCAGTATTCCGCCAGCCGGGTGAGCCGCAACGACATGCTGAAGGGCATCGCCATCCGCCGCGGCCGGCTGGTGCGGCAGTTCTGCGAGCCCATCAAGCGCGAGTTCATGTTTTGGGCGGTCACCACGGGCAAGCTGGACCTGCCCGGCTACCTGGCCAACCAGGAATATTTCAACCGCTCGGTGTGGATGGCGCCGGGGGTCGAGCAGCTCGATCCGCTGCGCGAGGGCCGGGCCGAGACGGACGCCGTGGACGCCAAACTGCGATCGCCCCAGGAAGTGCTGCACGCCCGGGGCCGCGATCCCGAGCAGGTGCTGGACGAGTGGGAAGAGTGGCAGCACATGCTGGAGGACCGGAAACTCGACGAGCCCAAGGAGCCGGCCCCGCTGGCCAGCAACCCGGCGGCCGTGGCGCAACAGGGAAACAAGGTTTTATCCATAGGGGAGATTGCGAAAAATGCCAGATGATTTGAGCTACCGGTCATTGGAAGTGCGGGCGCCGTCCACGCTGAACGAAGAAAAGCGCTCGCTGGAGATCGTGATCGCCACGGAAACGCCGGTGCGCATGTACGACTGGGAGACCGGCGAGGACGTGCCCGAGGTGTTGTTGGCCAAGGGCGCCATCATGCCGCGCCAGGTGCCGTTGCTGGATACGCACAGCCGCTGGTCCGTCTCTGACGTGCTGGGCAGCGTGCGCAACCGCAAGGTGGAAGGCTACCAGGTGACCGGCATGGCGTTTTTTTCGAGTACCACGAAGGCCGACGAGGCCTTCAGCAAATACCGGGAGGGCCACCTCACCGACTTTTCGGTCGGCTACCGGTTCAGCAAGAACAGCGTCACAAGGGTCAAGAAGGGGGAGAAAGTCGAGATCGATGGCCGAACCTGGAAGGGACCTGTCAACGTCGTCACGAGCTGGACCATCAAGGAGGTGAGCTGCTGTCCCATCGGCGCGGACGCCAAGGCGAAAGCGCGATCGGATCAGCCGTTTGAAGGCGGCGACCAGCAAACCCTCAACATTCAAATCAACAATAATTCAGAAATCCGAAAGGATACCGACATGGAACGCGAAGAATTGGAAAAAGCATTAGAAAAGCAGCGCGCGGATTTCCAGGACCAGATCGAAGCCCTGACCCGCGCCCTCCAGCCGGTGCTGGAAGAAAAAAACGAGATCAAGGACATCGAGCAGATGCGCAAAGACGCCATCCGGGCCAAGGAGAACACCGCGGCCAAGGAGCGCGCCCGGATTTCGGCCATTGACGTGGCCATCGAGAAAGTCGAATCCGCTTTCGGGTTGGACCTTGCCGAGCTGCGCACCGAGCTGATCAACTCCGACACCGAGGAAGTGGACGCCCTGCGCCGGATCAACGACGCCCTGGTGGCGGCCAAGCCCAGCCGGGACGGCGTGCGGGTGCATGTGACCAAGGAAGAGCGTGACAAATCCCGCGACGCCGCCGTGGACGGCATTATGATCCGCGCCGGGATTGCCGCCGACAAGGTGGGCGACAAACAGACCGAATACCAGACCATGAGCATGCTGGAGCTGGCCAAGGACCGCCTGCGGATCGCCAACCAGCCGGTGCGCGGCCTGGACCCCATGGGGATTTTCCAGCGCGCCCTGACCACATCGGACTTCTCCAACATCATGTCCGATGTCGCCAACAAGGCCATGCTGGAGGGTTTCGAGGCGGCCGAAGAGACCTACGACACCTGGGCCGACACCAGCGGGCGGGTCAACGACTTCCGCGAGCAGGTGTTTGCCCGCGCCAGTGAAGCCCCCAGCCTGGTGGCGATCAACCCGGATGGCGGTGAGTACACCTACGGTGTTGTGACAGACGCAAAGGAAAGCGTCACCGTGGTGGATTACGGCATCATTGTGCCGTTTACCCGAAAGTTGATGGTCAACGACGATCTGGGGGCTTTGTCCGACATCCGCGAGAAGCTGGGCGCGGCGGCCCGCCGTAAGTACGGCGACCTGGTTTATGCTGTCCTGACCGCCAACGCGGCCATGGGCGACGGCACGGCCCTGTTCCATGCCGACCACAGCAACTTTGTGGACAACGGCTCCGGCGCGGTCCCTTCCGTGGCGACGCTTAACGCCGGCGCGGCAGCCATGGCGACCCAGACGGATCTCCAGGGAGTCCAGAACCTCAACATCCGGCCGCAGTTCATCCTGTCGCCCTGGGCGCTCAAGGGCACCGTGGACAGCTTGCTTGTGTCCACCAACCCGACGTTTGCGGGTGGCTTCACGAACGATACAGCAACCAACTATGTCACCAACCCCTGGTCCTATCTAACGCCGGTTTACGATGCGCGCCTGGACGCCGACGACACGGCGGCCTGGTATTTGGCGGCCCGCAAGGGGATGACCGTCAAGCTGTTTACCCTTAACGGCAACATGATTCCTTTGCTGGAAACCCGCGAGGGCTGGTCCGTGGACGGCATGGAATTCAAGTGCCGGGTCACTGCGGCGGCCAAGGCGATGGACTGGCGCGGGCTGTATTTCAACGACGGCAATTAACAGCCAAAACCATAATGAAGTGGCCGCAATAGGGCGGCCACAACTCTAAAATTTTGAAAGGAAACTAAAATGGACGGTCTGGAAGCAAAAATCCATGTGGCGCAGTTCAAGTACGACTTTTCGGAGGAAGGCGGCGCCCAGGGGGCGATCGTGCTGAACACCGGACTTATCCCCAAAGGCGCCCAGATCCTGGGGGCGCTGATCCTTAACCCATCGACCGACCTGGCCGGTGCTACGGCCACGGTGTCGCTCGGCATCAACTCGGCCGGCGACCTGCATGCGGCCGACGCCATTGCCGACATCAACGGCGGCCCTTTGTGGGCGGACCAGGTAACCTTTGGCGAAACAGCACCGCTGGTTTTGGCCGCCGCCAAGGGGCTGACGGTCACCATCGCCACCGCCGACCTGACGGCCGGCGTTTTCCAGGTGCGCGTCCTCTGGATGCACGGCTAATCAACCCTCCCGTGGCGCCGGACCGGCCACGGGATGACTTCAGCATCGGATCGGGATGAGCGTTTTCACTGACCATACCGCCGCCTTCGAGGCGGCCTTTGCCGAGATGGCCGAGGCTGTTACCTACAACGGCGACGCGATTGACGCTGTTTTGACTTACGGCCCGGTGGCCGGTGAGGTGTCCGGCATGCCGAGCCGGTCCGACATGGCGGAGCTCGATGTGCTCAAAAGCGACGTGGCGGCGCCCGCCTACCGCGACACGGTGGTGATCGGGGCGACGACCTGGACGGTGCATCGGGTGTTGTCCGGCGACGAGTGGGCCTGGCATCTGCTGATCAGCACCAACGAAAGGCTGGCGCGGTGAGGCTGCAAGCCACCATCAAAGGCATCCGGCAGATGCAAAAGGACCTGGATGCCGACACCAAGGAGAAGAAAAAGGCCCTGGAGACCGCCATCAAGGTGGAGGGCTTCCGGCAGCTCAAGTTGCTGCGCGAGCAGATCCGCACGGGCGCGCCGGGCGGGCAGCCCTACGCCGACCGACTGAGCAAGATCGCCGGGCGCACCAAGGCCGGGCGGCTGCGCAAGAACCAGGCCCCGCTCTACATGCTGGCCCGCCTGCTGCGCTACAACGTCGATTACGCAAACGGGGAGCTGTCCTTTCGCTTCGGTTTTGTGCGGGGCAACGACGCCATTGGCGGAAGTTGGAAAAAGTTGCTGCAAAAGGCCCAGGCCGGCGCGAGCATGCTTTACTCCGGCAGCCGCACCGAGTTGGGGCGGCAGTTGGCCAGGATCGGCGGGCGCCTTAAGAAAAAAGGCGACCCGGACGCCAAGTATTTTTTCCTGCGCAAGGAAACCGGCCGCGCGCAAGTACCGGCCCGGCCCATGATTGCGCCGTTTTGGAACCAGTACCGGGATGAAGCGCTGGCCAACATCCAGGCCAACTGGGCGCGCAAATTGAGAGGGGAGCAGATTTAATGGGCAGCGTGGCCGACATCGCCGTGCAGTGCCTGACCGCCGTTTACGGCAACGCCGCCGTGCAGGCCTTTTGCCAGGCGGCCTATGGCCGCGGCCCGACCCTGATTTACGGGATCGACCCGGAAAACCCGCCCGGCCGGGGGGATTACCCCCTGGTGACCGTGGTGTCGGCGGTGCGCGGGGCCAGCCTGGCCCGCAACGCGGCCGAGTACAACCTGGGGTTTCTGGTGGCGGTCAACAACGACGCCCTGACGACCTCCGGCGGGGTGAGCCGCTACACCGGCATGGTGGAGGCCGGCGACCTGGCCGAGCTGGTGGAGTTTGCCGTGATCGGTGCGCTCCGGCAGCAGTACCCGCAGATTACCATCGAGGCCGAGATCGGCATCGAGAGCGATTACCCGCTGTTCGGCGGCGTGATCACCATTACGGCGACAGCGGCCGGATCGCGCCGCGCGTCCATTTACGCATAGCACACGACAAGGAGGCATTATCATGCTCGGATCAAACGTCAACAACATCAGGTTCAATGGCTCCGGCCGTGTCTACATGGGTGCGGTGGCCGGCAGCAGCATGTACGAAATCGGCGAGCTGGAGTCGCTCACCTTCGGTATGAGCGTTTCCACCGAAAAGCTGGCCAGTAACCGCAACGCTTCGCGGGCCACGATCCTGGAAGTGGAAAGCGAGCGCGAGGCCAACATCAACCTGGGGCTGCGCGAGCTTTCCGAGCAGAACCTGCAGGTGGCCTTTCTGGGCGGCACGATCAACGCCGACAACCAGTCCGCCAGCTACGCCGACCAGGTGGTCCCCACCTATGTGGACGATCAGTACGTCGACCTGGGGCACCTGAACGTGTTCGTCACCAAAATCACGGGCGCCATCACGGGCACCATCGCCGCGGGCGACACCCTGACCGGCGACACCTCCGGGGCGACCATGAAGATCGCCTACAAGGCGGCCGGCTACGTGATCTGCGTCAATCTCTCCGGCACCATCACCAGCGGCGAGCAGCTGGAGGAAACCGAGGACACCAACTACATCGTGGCCACCAGCGTGGAGACCCTGGAAGACGTCTGCATCACCAGCGTGGCCGAGGACGAGCTGCGCGTGCAGGGCGATGACTACAGCCTCGACCCGGACTATGGCTACCTGCGCAAGGAGGCCGACGGCGACATCGAGGCCACCGACGTGGTGAGCTACGACTACGAGGCCGTCAGCCGCAAGTACATTCACGGCATGGCCTCCGGATCGGTGGAGAAGAAAATCGTCATCGTGACGGACAAGGACGACACCGGCCCCCGCCAGCGCTACACCTTCCACAAGGTCAAGCTGATCATGAACGGCGACATGCCGCTGATCGGCGACGGCGTGGCGGCCCCCACCCTGCAGGGCTCGGTGCTGTCGGACAGCACCCAGAGCAGCGGGCAGGAATACTTCAAGTGCGAGATGATGTAAAAATGCTTCGCGCTTAACGCGCTAATCATGATGGCCCCGGCCCGGCGGCCGGGGCTTTTTAAAGGAAATGCCCAGTGCCCAAGCAAAAAGAGATTACCGTCAACGGAAAAAAGAAGATCGCGCGGGAGCTGACCGTGGCCCAGATCCGCGATCTGCTGGACGATGCGGCCGGCGCGGGCGAGGCCGGCATTGTCGATATCCTCTACCCGGACGCCATCCCGGCCCCGGCGGCGGCCATGAGTGTGGGCATGACCCTGCCCGCGCTGGAAAAGCTGGTGCCGTCGGACCTGGACGCCATCATGGGGGCCGCGACCGAGGTAAACCCTTCTTTGGCGGCCCTGTTCGAGCGCCTGGCCAAGCTGGGGGCCGCCGCCATGACGGGGAAACCCTCGACCGCTGCGTCTGCCGACTGATCATGCTGGGGCATCACCAGGCCTGGGACTACGCCTGGACGTTTTTCCTGATCGCCCTGGACGAAGCCGTTAAAACCTCACCCGCTGCGGAAGGCACCACCGATGGCCGATCCTAAACTTACCATAACCCTGGGCGCCAAGGACGAGGCCACGCCCGAGATCCAGAAGCTCAAGCAGGCCCTGGAGACCCTGGGCAACGTCAAGGCCTTCGACAAGCTCAAGCGCGAAACCGCCGCCGCCGAAAAAGAATGGCAGAAGGCCCAGCAGCGGGTGGCCGCGATCGCCCGCGAAATGGCATCGGGCGGCAGCATCACCAAGACCATGTCGCGGGAGTTCGACCAGGCCAAGCGCCAGGCGGCCTCCCTCAAGGCGGCCTATCTGGACAGCCGCGACGGCCTGCAGGCCATGCGCAAGTCCCTGGCCGGGGCCGGGGTGGACACCCGCAAGCTGGGGGCGGCCCAAAAAGCCCTGCAGCAGCAGGTGGACCAGACCCAGAAAGTGCTCCAGGCCCGCGCCAAGCTGGGGGTCGACGGCTGGCGCGACACGCGCGGCGAGATCGGCAAGCTGCGCACGGCCTACGCCACCCTGAAGAAATCCGGTACGGCCACCGCCACCGAGCTGGCCCGCGCCAAAGTCAATCTGCGGCGCCAGACGGCGGAGCTGACCCGGGGCACGGGCCTGTGGGGCAAGGCCGTGACCAGTGTGAAGTACGGCATCGTAGCCCTGGCGGCGGCCGGGTACGGTTTTTTGCAGCACTTCTCCACGCGGGCCCTGGCAGATGCCGAAAAAGCCATGTTCAACCTGGAAGCATCGGTGCGCGCCGCAAACCGCGAGTTTGACAACACGGGCAGCGTCGAGCAGTGGGAGGCCACGGTCCAGCGCCTGTCCGGCGAGCTCAAAATCTACTCGGAATCGTCGCTTAAAAACGCGGTATCGCGCACGGTGGACATGACCAAGCGCCTGGGGCTTTCCTCCGATCAGATGGAGGAGGTCATCAAACGCAGCGCTGACCTGGGGGCTGGCAAGGTGGAGTTGGAAGGCGCCATCGAGCGCGTCACGGCAGCTCTGCGGGGCGAGGCCGAGAGCGCCGAGTTTCTGGGCCTGACGCTCAACGAGAACTACATCAAGGCCTGGTACGAGGCCAACGCCGCCACCGAGAAAGCCTGGAAGGATCTGACCGATCTCGAAAAAGCCCAGGTGCGCTATCAGGTGATGCTGGAGCAGACCAACGAGTTTCAGGGCCGGGCCGCCGCCAGCGCGGGCACTTTCAGCGGGGCCGTGCAGCAGGTGCAGGCCGCCATTTCCGACGCCATCACGAAAAACGACGACCTGAAGGGCGTGCTGCAGGACGTGGCCGACCTCTACGAGCCCCTGGCGGCCGAAAAGGCGCAGCAGCTGGAGGTGTCGCCGGCGGGCACAGCTGGCCCGGGCAATGCTCCGGGCCTCGGGCGCCTGCACGGCGACCGCGACCTGCTCTTCCAGGCACTGGCCAACCTGCTCGACAACGCCATCAAGTACACGCCGGCCGGCGGTCACATCCGGCTCGCGGCAGAACCGGCTCCCGATGGCGGCGTGCAGCTGAGCGTCGCCGACTCCGGCCCCGGCATTCCGCCC